AAGACAACTTATGGAATGGCAGAACTTGAATTTGGTTCTCGTATTGATCAAGCAGCTTGGCTAATTAGACCAGGAAGAAAAAAATATCCTCCAGTCACAAAACAAATTACTGAGTTAGCACAGAAGAATGGAATTGATCTCAATGAATTAAGAGCACACGGTACGAAAGTACATGAATCAATTAAAGCTCAAGTCAAAGATAAAACAGGAAGTGCTAAAGCAAGTCCAGACAATACAGCAGGTTTAACTTTCAGAGTTGATGATCAGAAATATGGTCGTGTTGTTGAGACTAAGAAAGCTCCTGATCCTGTTGTTTCTTATCAAGATCAATGGGCTTCAATGTCTTTTAAAGATCTCAAGAAGTTATCTAGTCCTAAAACAAATGAGGAGTTATTTAATTTAATTAGGAAAACCACAGGAAAAGAATATAGACAATTTACAAAGAAGGACATTATTGCTGGTTTACAGAAGTTAAGAGAGAAAGGAATTACAGTTAGGCCACAAAATACAACGCCAAAGTTAAAAGCTCAAAGGGAGGAGACTAAGAAAAAGATAGTTCAGAAAGCTATAGATCAAGGAGAAGTTAGAACATCTTCTACGAAGCTTGAAAAACGTGAGGAGTTATCTATTAATCCTGATAATGAGAATTTAACTGTTGAAGAAATCATGGCTCAGGAATTAGCTCTGGCTAAGAAATATCAAGCAGAAGACGCAGCGAAGCAAGCGGCATTGAAGGAAGCAGATCGCAAAGAGAGTGGTTATTATGATATGTCTTTAGAAGAGAAGAAACAGAGTGGTCTTTTAGATGGTTGGCAAAGACAGACGGAAGCTGAAACACGAATTGATGAGATTAAAACTAATCTTGAATATTTGAATGATGATATTGCTGTAGCAGAAAGAATGATTGAAGAAAGGCTTGAAAGGGGATTAGGTTTTAGTGAAGAATTTGATGAAGGTTTAGAAACTTTAAATATTAAAAAACGGGATTTAGAAATTGAATTGGCAAGATTACAAGGAGATGATTCAGTTGAATTTAAGTCATTAAAGAATATTAAACAGGAAGTAAGGATTATGAATTTTGATCCTTACATGGCGCGTGTGATGAAAAATAGAGAGGCTTTACAACAGATGCTTGCAGATTTAATCAGAAGGGTTGGTGGTGATGATGTTAAATTTAAATTTAAAGATGAGGTGAAGATTATTAAGGAAGCACCTGATGAATGGGGAGGTAAAGCTACTTTTGAAGCTGGTAAAGAAGCTGGTCATTATGATACTTTAAATGACCATATAACTATTTATGAAGTAACTAATGGATTGAAGATTAGTGAGATTCAAGAGAGAATTGGAACCGCAGTGCATGAACCTTTCCATCGTATTCAGTTTGGATATATGACATTAGAAGAGATGAAGATCTTCGATACAATTGATGGTCAGAAACGAATTAAATTGTTTAGTCAATTAAACCCAAATGTCAAAACAGAGTTCAATCAGAAAGCAACAGCGACAATAGAAAAGATGACAGTAGGTTTTCAGGAAGTTTCAATGTTGAGATTAAGTGGAATGGACCCTTTTGAGTTTGCTGTTACAAATAAAATAGGAACATGGTTAGATGCTAATTTTCCTAGACCTGATGGTAATTCATGGCAATTAGGTAAGTTTCATAATACTTTGACCACGATTGCAAAGGTATGGGATCGAATATTTGAAGTCGTTAGAGCGTTTGGTAATTATGCAAAAGGTAGAGGATTTAAGACAGTAGATAGTATTTATGAGGAGGCATTCTCTGGATTAATAGCAAAGAAAAGAAAGTTTAATAGTGCAGTAAATGTTATTTATGCTGAGATGGAATCTGCAAGGTTAATGGATAAAATTAATAAGAGAATAGATCTATTGAAAATTGCTCAAAAGTCAAATGATCCAGCAACATTGAAAAGAGTTAATGAGTTATATCAGAAAGATGTTTCTGAATTTGAAGCATTTAAAGCTAGAACTGATGATTTAGTTGCAAGGGCTAATGTTCTCGAAAGGTGGAAATCAGATAACGAAGGATTCTTGAATTTCGTAGATGATGCGATAGCGAAAAAGAAAAAACGAATTGACGATTTAAAAACTCAAGCCCTACAAGGAGGTTGCTAACCATGTCTAATTGCGACGACACTTTCCAGGAAATTCAAAAGCTTCACGGTGAAATCGAGAAGCTTGATTCATCAAGAACTTTCCTTAAAAAACTATCTTCTATCGAGAATAGAAAACCTAACACTTTCAAAGTTAGAGGTGTTGATGGAAATCAATTAGAGATTGATTTTGATCAATGGTGGTATCGAATGGCTAATGATCCTGAAGGGGTTGATGCTTGGGCTGAACGTGCTATTGGTCAAAGATCAAAGCCTGCAGGTGCAGAGGGAATGTTTGAAAATATTGATCAGTTAGTAAGAAATTTAGGAGAGGTTAATGCAAAAGAAATGCTTACAATGCTTCAAAGAAAGACAGGTGATTGGGAATTTTATAATCAACGAGATTTTAATCTTTTTACAGAAAAGATGGGTCCAGGGAAACTGAAAGCATTATTAGAAAAAGGGTTTAAAGATGCTGGTATTAATATTAAAGATGGCAAGTTTCAGAATCAATTAGATGCTGCAATCGCAGAAAATGTTGGTCCATTTTTAGGCATCTTAAATAATCAGACCAAGCTGCAAGTTTACGCAGACACAATGAATGCTGTTCTTAGGAAGCGTTTAGTAGATATAGCAGAAGAGATCAGGGTGAATGGAACTGTTTCCAAAGCAACTAAACAAGATCTTTTAAAAACTTGGGCAACGGCAATCTTTGCTCATCGTTCTCGCAGTATTGCTAAGAGAAGGTGGGGCCAAATGGGTCTTAATCTTCAGTTCTTAGGTAAACAAAACCCTGCTGAAATTAATAGTGTTTATAGAACAACAGGGAAAGCTGCAGCAGAAGAAGCACAAGAAATGGCAGAGGAAGTTCTTACTGCAACGACTGATGATTTTATGACCAAGGGATCGTTGATAACAAAAGTAATTGAGGCAATAGATAAAGGTACAAAGGGATTGGATGAATTAGAAGACATTCGGAAGGCAATTAAACTTGATGGTGCTGACCCGAAAATGCCTCTTGAAGATGGATGGGAAAGTGTATGGGAAAGGACAGCTCGTGCTTCATGGAAAGATTCTATTTTCTTTGCATTCAGTTCTCAATTTAAACACAACTGGTTGTCTCAAAAGATGGTTTATATGGCAGAAGGAATGAAATCGTTCTATGGAACGTCAATGGAATTAACAGATTGGCCATTTAAAAAATACACTCAACGAAATTTAGATTTACCTGAGATAGCAATACAAGGTGATTTATTTAAACCTTACGGAACAGAAGCAACACGAAATTATTTTCAAGCAATGTGGGATTCAGGGAAGATGCACCTAAGAAGTCATTTCTCTGTTGATGCTCAAATAAGACAAACATACCGAGAAATATTTGATCAACATTTTTTTAAAGGTGATACTCCTTTTGCAGGTGCAATTGACAAAATAAATAGTCCTAGAGGAATGATGACTGTTGATGAGCAATACAAAGTCGCAAAGAAGATTATGGATCAAAAAATTGATTGGCTTGGTGGACCTAAAACTGCAATGCAAGTAAGGGATAAATTCTTTACAGGGTCGAAGATATTTATGAATAATTTAATTGAAAAACAAACAGGCACAAGATTACCTGTTTGGTCTGCTTTGCAGATGTTCGCGGCGGTTGATCATCGTGCAGGTAAAAGAGCATTTTTAGTTCAACGTCACATGGATCTTTCTCTGGAAGCTGCTAGAGCAAATCCACATTTAGGACCAGAAGATTGGGCAACTATGGCTGGAGCTAAAATAGAAGAACAGTTATATCAAGCCAAGCCCAGTAAGCAGAATATTGTTGATTACCGAAAGCAGTTTGGTTTAACTGATGAAGTTAGTGATGACGAGATTGCTGCTGCAATTTCTATGGACAGAGTTGGTGCTCCTGTCTTGGCTCAACCAGAACAAGTTGCAGCGTATAAGAAATCATTCGCAATGCGTATGCAAAATAAATTAGAGGGTCCAGTCGTCGCTGGCAGGGATTGGGGTCTTGGTCAAGAAATAGAAGGAATAATGAGCAGAGTTAGATCAAGTGCTTATGGAGATGCAGTAGTACCTGTTTGGAGGAGTGCTGCAGCTCAGACTGTTTATGACATTGCTTTAGGTAATCCAGTGTTTACAACAGGCAAGCTTATGAAGGCTATTTATCACGGACACAAAGGGACTTTGACAACCAAGATGATGGTTGATGCTCATTCTGCTGCATTGACTTGGGCTTCTTTGACTGCAATGTGGAAAACTCTTTCTATGTCAGGAAATATTACTGGTAATGGGCCAGCACCAGGAAGTCCTGAATATAAAGATTGGAGAGAGAAAATAGCTAACGAAGGGAAAGTTCCAAATAGTGTTTTCGGTATCCCTTGGAATGTGGGTGGTATGCCTGTTTTGAATACATTATTTATGATGGAGGATACAGATCTTGCTGTTAAAAATGCACAAGCTAATAAATACGACTCCCAAAGTATTGCGGAAGCATTTTTAATTGTGGGTACGGGGCATTTAATGAGAATGCCTGGACTTAAACAGTTTCAAATGCTATCTGATTTCTTAGCTAATCCAAGTCCAAGTGCTTTTGGTCGTTTGGCTGGTTTCTTAGGTGCAGCTCAAAATCCAATAGGAGGGCAACTATCTGGTTTAGGAAGAACAGTAGAAGGAATGACGGGAACAAGTCGCAGTGATCTTTATCAACCAACAGGATCAGTTACTCCAGAAACTAAGCAATTAGAAGATCTAGTTTGGAATCCTCAAGACATAGATCATCCAATTAGTAAATTAGAAAATTTTTTAAGGAACGTTGCTTACAATACTTCTCCCATAACTGCTGCTGCAATGGGAGTACCAAAGAAAGAATACACTTGGTTAGGTCGTTCTATTGCTAGGCCTGATGGGCATGTAGGTGAATGGTTAGTTGGTCAGCCTGGCCTTTGGGGCAATGGAGATGGTACTTACAAGGTTGAAAAGATTCTTGATCAACTTGGTTTATTAGAAGTTCCAGAAGTTATAACGAATCAAAGAGTTGGTGATATTCCTATTACGGTTGATTTGACAAAGGAATTAAATTATGAGATTGGTCATATAAAAGGTAGCGAAGCTTTTGGTTATTCTGGTGATCCTGCTGCAATCATTTCCGGTACAGATAAATTTGGTTTTGTGAAAAAACTTTTAAGTTTTACTGGACAAAAACTTGATGGTAATGAAGTAATAGATGAATCAACAACGATTGACATCATTCAAGTTTTAGATGAGGCAGTACGAGGTAATACCGTAAGAGAAGCAATGAATCATATTATTGAAAGTCCTGCTTGGCAAAGACTTGAGACACTTGATGAAGGTAGATTTTCTATTAATAATAAAAATCACAAATTCCCATTAACTCCTGAACAAATTCGTAATCAGCCAGGTGCAAAGGTATTAAAGATCTTGAAAGATTTTTATGTAGATAAAGCGACAAGGAAAGTTCTTTTATCTGACCATCCACACGCTAAAAACTATCAAGAGAGATTAAAAGCAATAGTTGAATCTGATGTGCTGAATGACATCCAAAGAGATCAAGCGGTAGCAGAGAGTGCTTTCTACGGGAACTAGATTAAATAAAGATTACTAGCAGAAAATCACGATTCAAGGCAGAATAGGGGCTACGTCCTTGTAGTTCTCCAGAGATGTAATGGCATTTTCATTTGAAGAAAAGACAGGTAACGGTAGCACCCATACTTACACCTTCACTTTTAACTACATTCTTAAAGACCATGTAAAGCTCTTTTATACGCGAGATATACTTGCAAACACTCAAGCTTCTACGCTTGTTTCAGGAACTGATTATAACTGGACTGCTGATAAAAGTATTCAATTAATAGGTTCAACACTTAATTCAGGTACAACAACAGGACAGCCATATAATTTGCCGAATGGAACCAAGTTAATGATTGAGAGGCAAACGCCTGATAGCTCTCAAATTTCTACTTGGCAAGATGGATCGAACTTAACTGCAGAAGCTTTA